GGGGCGGGAAGCCTTAATGGCGGATTGGGAAAAGATGACAAAAGAGAACTTATCCCGGGTACAGATAAAGAACGGTGATACGGTGACCGGGACCTACGAGCACCTAATACTTGGAGATCCGGTGCTGGTAGTCCGGGGAAAGGAGGACGGCACCCTCCTTGCTTCCTGGGGGATCCGGGAACGGACGGAGCTTGAAAAGCTGGCGGACCGAGTAGGGGCAGTGGAGGAAACCACGGATGTGCTTGCTATGGATGCACTGACAGGAGGTGAGGGAGCATGATACAGACATTGACCCGTATCTATCGAGAAACAGGCAACGAGCAATATCTGACCAATGCGGTCAAAAAGAAGTGGATCACAGAGGAAGAGAAAGCCCAAATCATGGCGGAAGTGAATGGATAGGAGGAACATCGGATGGAAGAAGGAACAAAGGCAGCTGTGTCAGATACGGTATTGGAGCAGCAGGGAGAGAAACAGGAGGAGGGGGGACTGCTTGATAAGATACGCAGCCTCCTGGGAGGAAGCCAGAAGAAAGAGGAGGGCCCGGGAGTACAGACGCCCGCAAAGGATGGGAAAACAGCAGGGGAAAAAAAGGAGGAAGGGACAGACGGGAAGGAGGCTTCCCGTGCAAAGCAGGCAGAAAAA